AAATCCACTAAATACATTGAAGAACATGTACTCATGGAGATTAAAAAATGGCTCAACTTAGTTCACCTGGCGTAAGCGTAACAGTTATAGATGAAAGTTTCTATACCCCAGCGGCGGCCGGCACAGTTCCGTTAATTGTAGTTGCTTCGGCAGAAAACAAACAAAACGGAGCGGCAACAGGCACAGCACCTGGCACATTAAAAGCAAACGCTGGCAAAGTATACTTATTAACAAGTCAAAAAGATTTATCGGATACGTTTGGTATACCTAAATTCTATACTGATGCAAATAATAATCCAATCCATGCTGGCGAACAGAATGAATATGGTCTTGCTACAGCATACAGTTTCTTAGGTGTAAGTAATCGTGCATATGTTGTCCGTGCTGATTTAGATGTAGGCCAACTAACAGGTACACCAACAACACCAACAAGTCCAGCAGAAGATGGAACATATTGGCTTGACACAACTGACACTAAATTTGGCGTATTTGAATGGAACGCTAGTCCTGCAACTGTTGCAGACGGTCAAACATTTAATGTACGAACAGTAACAGTAATTACAGATTCTACTAAAGTTACAGCGGCACCTAACTATGTGCCGTTAGCCAGTGTTGGCGCAATTGGCGACTATGCCATGGTTGCAGTAACAACATTAAACAAATTATATTTTAAGAAATATACATCGGCAACTCCAGCAGGCACGTGGGTTGAAGTTGGTTCAACAGCATGGGCCGCAAGTTGGCCAGCGGCTACAGGAACTATTGCTAACAACTCAATTACATTGTTATCTAGCGATACAATGGTTATCAATGGATACACTGTTACCGGCGTAACTACATTAACTGCGTTAATTACTGCTATTGGCACCAACGTTACTGGTGTGACAGCCGCAATGATTAACGAAAAACTAAACTTATTCTCAACGGGTGTTGATATTGTAATATCTGGACTGTCCGTGGCTAAAGTTGGTTTGGCTTCAACAACATACATGGCTCCGGCTATGGTGATGGCACCGCACACCAGTGTCCCTACTTACAAAATTACAGACAACACATCAACTGCTAACGGTCGCCCAACCGGATCAGTTTGGGTTAAGACTACTAATGCAAATGCTGGTGCAGACTGGATTATTAAAAAATACAACCGTGCAACTAGCTCGTGGATTACGCAAAGCACAAGATTGTTTGCAAATAATCAATCAGCATTAGCAACATTAGACCCAAGCGGTGGCGGCATCAACTTATCAGTTAACACAGTTTATGTTAAGTATAACGATGATGAAGGCGGCCCAGAGATTGCTACATTTAAAATTTACAAGCGTAGTGGTGTTGGTGCAACTGTTATTACTAGCTCTCCAATAACTGCTAGCACATTTACCGCAGGTACAAATACATTTACGGTACAAGAAAGTGTAATTGGCAGCGGCACACTAACATCAGCTGTGACTATTACATTCACAGCCGCTGCCTCTACAGCAGATTCGGATGCAGTTATTGCGGCATTTAATGCGGCGTTACCTGGCTCTAAATTGGTTGCTACAAAAAATGCCAATAACTCAATTAACATTTCTCACACAGCAGGCGGCGATTTTAGACTAGTTGACGGATCCAATACTCCGTTAGCTGACATATTCTCTACAACTACTACTGCTAATTTGTATCCTAATCCAGCAGGCACTGCAAACAACTATGTTGCAAGTTTGTGGTCAGCTGTTGCAAACGGCACAGCAATTGCAGCCGCTAGTGCAACTCCTCCAACAAACATTGCCGCTGATCAACAATTATGGTATAACAATGACATTGACGAAGTTGATATCATGGTTCACAACGGCACAACATGGGTTGGCTACAGAAACTATACACAAAACGCAGTAGGCGGCGATATAACAGATCCAGCTGGTCCTAAAGTTAGTGCAACACAGCCCACTGTACAAAGTGACGGAACCCCGTTGGCTAACGGTGATTTGTGGATTGACACTAGCGATTTAGAAAACTATCCATTAATCAAACGATACAATTATCTAACTAAGAAATGGGTTTTGTTAGACAACGCAGATCAAACAACTGAAAACGGTGTACTATTCCGTGATGCACGTTGGAATACAGATGGCTTAACTGCTACTAAAGCAGAAATTGGCGATTTGTTAACTAGCAATTTCTTAGACTTCGATGCTCCAGATCCTGCACTATATCCAAAAGGTATGTTGCTGTGGAACTTACGTAGAAGCGGATACAATGTATTGAAATTTGCTAGAGGTTATGTCGATACTACAGCACGTAATACACGTATGAGCAACGCATTAATGACTAACTACTATCCACATCGTTGGATCAGTGCTGCCGCTAACCAAGTTGACGGTGCAGGAAACTTTGGACGTAAAGCAGTTCGTGAAGTTGTGGTTGCCGCATTGAACTCAGAAATTAATGCTAATCAACAAATTCGTGACGAAGAAAGCCGTGTGTTTAACTTGATTGCTTGCCCAGGTTACCCTGAGACAATTACTTCATTAGTTGCATTAAACTACGATAGAGGCATCAGCGCATTTGTAATTGGTGATACTCCAGCTCGTTTACGCCCAGATGCAACAACTATCAGCAACTGGGGCAACAACACTGACAACGCTGTTAACAACGGCGACAGCGGATTGCTAACAACAGATGCATATTTAGGTATGTTCTATCCATGGGGTTACACTACAGACTTGTTAGGAAACAACGTTGTTGTTCCACCAAGCTACATGATGTTACGTACTATTGCACTGAGCGATAACGTTTCTTATCCATGGTTTGCTCCAGCAGGAACACGTCGTGGTGGTATTACTAACGTAAGTTCAGTAGGATATATTGATTCCTTAACTGGCGAATTTAATGCAACTGCATTGAATACTGGACAACGTGATACACTTGCAAGTATTCATGTGAACCCAATTACATTTATCACTGGAACTGGTTTAGTAAACTACGGACAGTACACACGTCAATTAAGTGCTAGTTCATTAGACAGAATTAACGTGGCACGTTTGGTAATTTATTTACGTAGACAGTTCAGCCAGTTGGCAAAGCCATATGTGTTTGAACCAAACGACACTATCACACGTAATGAAATTAAACAAGCCGCTGAAAGCCTATTGTTAGAATTAGTAGGACAACGTGCATTGTATGACTATCTAGTAGTTTGTGATACATCAAACAATACGCCAGCAAGAATTGATCGTAGCGAACTATACCTTGATGTCGCAATTGAACCAGTAAAAGCTGTGGAATTTATTTACATTCCATTACGTTTAAAGAATACTGGCGAGATTAAAGGTCTATAATAATTAGGAGAACACAATGTCAATTGCATCATTATCAAGATTCACAGTACCGCTAGCTAGTAACCAAAGCTCAAGTACTCAAGGCATGTTAATGCCTAAGTTAAAGTACAGATTTAGAGTTAGCTTTGAAAACTTTGGTGTATCAGGTGGAACTGTAGAATTAACAAAACAAGTAGCAGACTGCGGTCGTCCTAATGTGAAGTTTACAGATCAGACTATCGAAGTTTATAACAGTAAGATTCACTATGCTGGTAAGCCAACATGGCAACCACTAACAATTAAATTACGTGACGATGTTTCTAACAACGTGACCAAGTTAGTTGGCGAGCAAAATCAAAAGCAGTTTGACTTTTTTGAACAAAGCTCTGCGGCAAGTGCTGGCGACTACAAATTCCTTACACGTATTGAAATGTTAGATGGCGGTAACGGAACTAACACTCCTACAATTCTTGAAACTTGGGAATTGTATGGTTGCTACGTTGATAGCACAAACTATCAAACATTAAGCTATACTGGTGCTGCCGATGTTATGACTATTGATATTACTATCCAATATGATAACGCACAGCAAATTGGCCCAGGCGCTGGTATGGGTATCGAAGGGTTTGCACAGAAACGTGCAGGTACATCTACAACTGGTGGTGGCGTTCCTTACAGATAATAAACAAACTAAAAACCCGCTTGGCGGGTTTTTTAGTGACTAGTCATTAACTACGTAGTTAATATTTAAGATAAATATTATTATGGCCTTTACACCTAACAAATATTTAAAAACTCATAGTCCTACAAGTCATGTCTACTTACGAGATCAGCGTCATGCATCTCGCCTATTTGTAGATGATTCTTTTAGGCTTGCACCCAAGTTTAGTCATTTATTTCATGTGTCATTCAGTATTAATCCTGGCGCACTAAAAAGTATTGATTTGGTACAACGTCATAGGAACGAAATTAATATGCTGGTTAAAAGTATATCGTTACCTAAGTTTACTATGGCAGCAGAAACAGCTAATCAGTATAACAGAAAAAAAGTTATACAGATGCAACACAAGTATGAAAATGCAACAATTAAATTCCACGACGACAACATGGGATTAATTAACCAGCTGTGGCAAAACTATTACAGCTATTATTATGCAGACCCTACCAGTGCAAAAAATGGAACTGCATACAATAGAAATGCAACTAAGAATTTTGATTTTATTACTACGCCGTTTGGATTAGATAACGGTAGTAGTGTTCCGTTTTTTAATCACATAACAATCTATCAAATGGCCCGGCATGAATTTGTAAGTTATAAATTGCATAATCCATTAATTGCCACTTGGGATCATTCGGGATTAGAATACAATGGCCAAGCTAAATTACATGACAACACTATGACCATTGCGTTCGAAGCGGTATCGTATGGCGCCGGCACTGTTAGTCCAGAAACCGTTGAAGGTTTCGGATTTGAACATTATGACGTTACTCCTAGTCCATTAGAAGGTGTAGTTGATGCAAACAATCTAAGTCCAAGTTTCGTATCTCAACAAAATGTCACTAGAAATAGTGCAGAAACATTAAACAACATTGTTGAATCAGTTAACACGTATCAAAATACTCAGGAAAAATCACTTCAGGGTACTCCTGGATTATTATCTACAAATTCAACGCAGACTATTGGCGGTATACAAGGAATAACATTCCCAGTTAAAACGGCCGAAGCAAATGTGACAGAAGCAAAAAAAGTTAATTTAGGATAATACATGGCTAATAATTTACCTCAAGCACAGTCCAGCAAAGTTGATGCTAAACAATTTTTTGATAACTTCTTTGTACACGAAGTTACTTTTCCAGCCAACGAAATTGACGCAACGGTTGGATTCTTCATGAAACGTGGATTTGACACAGACAGTGCAAGAAGTACTGCAATTATTCTGCTTAATCAAGCTCGTGTTGACGATGTAAATGTATTTGTACTACTTGACAGCCTTAAGGGGCTAACTGATGTTCAGCTTGGACAAGTTGTTGCTCAAGTGTTAAACTCTTACAGAGAAAAAACAAGCATACTAGGATATCATATTTCTACAATAGCAGACACGTACGAAAGTAGAAATATTTTAGTATAATATGGCATCCAAATTTGCTCGTGGAAAATTTGTAATGAAACACCCAGAAAAGTATGTTGGAAATAAAGTTCCGACATACAGATCCAGCTGGGAATGGAGTTTCATGAACTTTTGCGACAACAACAAAAGCGTACAAAAATGGGCAAGTGAAGCTATTCAAATACCCTACAGAGACCCACTTACCGGCCGGCAGACCGTGTATGTGCCAGATTTTTTTATTCAGTACATGGATAAAAACAGTAAAATGATTGTTGAACTAATTGAAATCAAACCTTCCAGTCAGCAGATTATTGAGCGTGTGGGCAAGAACAAATACAATCAGGCACAGTTTATCAAGAACCAAGCCAAATGGAGTGCCGCCAATCTATGGTGTAAACAACAGGGAATTAAGTTCCGTATTCTTAATGAAAATGATCTGTTTCATACAGGCACTGCATAAGTAATAATATGAAGAAACTTGAAGAAATTTTAAACCTTCCTGAAAGCAAGAAGCTGGTCACGGAAGAAGAAAAGAAAAAAGCCAAAGCCGAGGTTGCACAACCGTTCCTTCGCGACATAAACGAATTTGACAAAATTTCGGCAGCATTGCCCGCAGTTAAGGGCTTAGGCGATGCCAGCGATGCTGAATTTGATGCGCTTGCGCAACGTGCTACAGATGCCTACGATGATTTAATGGATCTAGGTATGAACGTAGAAGCACGTTATAGCGGACGTATTTTTGAAGTTGCTGGTGGTATGCTTAAAAATGCTATTGACGCTAAAGCCGCTAAAATTGACAAAAAACTCAAGATGATTGAGTTACAGCTTAAGAAACAAAAGTTAGATAATGATTCAATACAAGAAGACAACAGTGTCAGTATACCCGGAGATGGCTTTATTGTAGCAGATCGCAATAGCTTATTGGAAAAACTGCGCAATATGAAATAAATACATTATCAGGAATACACAATGAAATCATTTACACAATACCTAGTAGAAAGCAAACGAGTCTACGAATTTAAAGTTAAGATTGCAGGAGATTGTCCAAAGGACTGCGCCGCAATTATTAAATCTGCTTTGGATCAATTTCAAGTAGAATCATGCAGTACAGGAAAAAGTATTCCAATCCGAGAGTCCCCGGCGGATTTTCCTAATCATAAAAATACTGGCGTAACAGTATTTGATGTTTGCACAAGTTACCCTGCAACTAGCACACAAGTTGCCGCTCTGTTGGCAGAAAAATTACAAAGGCCTGCACACGACATTCGTGTTCGTAATCTTAAAGAAGAAGAAGAGATTGCTATCAATAATCAAAATGCTACTAAATCTGGCAAGTCTGTGCTTACTACTGAATACGAAAACAGCGATAATCAAGGTCTTGTAGGCGAGAAAAAGAAAGAAAACTTTCTTAAAGAATTGACTAAAACTAAAAAAGAATTAGAACAAGTTAAAGGTGTTAACGATACGTTACTGGCTAAAAAAGTTCCTGTTGAAAAACAACCTAAGCAATCTAAAACAAAATCTACTGGAAGTAAAAGTCCAATAGGAGGACAATAACATGAACTTTACTGAATTATATCAACGTATTAGAAGTATAGACGAAGGCACTGCTCCAGAGCCAACTGCACCAGGCGGCGTGATTAAAACAAAAAATGCTGACGGAACATTTTCTTACAAGCCAAAAGTTCCAGGCGAAAGACTTAGTGCTACCTTGCCAGGAAACCAAGCGGCCAAAACTACAGATAAAACAGATAACACTAAAAAAGAACCAACAACTGCAAATGAATCAATCGAAGAGTGTGGTCCTATGGGTATGATGGGCATGAACAGTCCTCAAGGTCAACAAGATTCAGTTACTATGAACATCAGTATGAATGGCAGTGGCGCTGGCGGCATCCGCGACTTGATGAGCATACTGCGCAACATTGAAAGTAGCGACAACGCAGACGTTCACAGTCATGATGTTAGCAAGTTGTTTGGCGGTGACGACATCGAAGTGGCATTTGATGAAGAAATGGACGGCGGTTTTGGTGCGGCTACAACACACCCTAACACTGCCACAGCAGGTATTGATGCGGTAACTGCTACTGGTAACGACCTTGCCAGCAAAGGTATCGAAGCACCCAAAGTCAATGGCGGCGGCAATCCAATGCACGAAGCATTAGCAAGTCGTTTATATCAAATGTATCAAGCAATCAAAGAAGATGCTGGACAACAAGATTTAGGCAATGGTTTTATGTTAACATCTATTGAAGCATTTGGTAGCACAAGACCAGCAGTGTTAGATACACAAAGCAATACATATTACATACTTAACCAGCACGAAAACGGTGGCGCTATAGCTAGAACTCCTGCCAAATATCTTACCATAAAAGATGGAAAAACAGGATCAAGTATGGGAGGGCCTCAGACCGATGCGGCATTCCAAAAAGCAGGACTTTTGAAAGAAACCAAAGAAGAAAAGTTTGATGCATTGAAACATGTTAAAAATCCTACTAAAGGTGAAAAAGCAGCCGCCAAAGATGTTAAGCGCGGTAGCTATGCTGACCGTGCCGCAATGTTAAAGTCGGCAGAAGCTGACGGCCGATTGAAAGACTAATTTTATCAGCAGTACCAAAAAGGAGCCTTCGGGCTCCTTTTTTTATGTAAATAATGTATGGCAAAAAGTTTAGATGGTGTAATCACCAAGAAAGCACATACTCGAGAAAAGTTCACGGAAGATCAAGTTGTAGATTTATTAGCTTGTTCAGATCCAAAGGACGGCTACTTGCATTTTTCTCGCAATCATTTTCACATTCAGCATCCGGTCAAAGGCAAGATGCTGTTCCAACCATTTGAATATCAAGAACGATTACTACACAGTTATCACGATTATCGTTTTAACATCAACATGTTGCCGCGTCAAAGCGGCAAGACCACTTGTGCATCAGCATACTTGTTATGGTTTGCAATGTTTCATCCAGATCAAACTATTCTAGTGGCCGCACACAAATACACTGGCGCACAAGAAATCATGCAACGTATTCGTTATGGATATGAACTGTGTGCTGATCATATACGATGTGGAGTAGTCAGCTACAACAAAGGTAGTATAGACTTTGACAACGGCTCAAGAATTGTATCAGCTACTACTACTGGTAACACCGGTCGTGGTATGTCCATATCCTTACTATATTGCGATGAGTTTGCTTTCGTACAGCCAAATATCGCTACTGAATTTTGGACTTCAATATCCCCGACACTAGCAACTGGTGGTCGAGCAATTATTACTTCAACGCCCAACAGCGACGAAGATGAGTTTGCCATCATTTGGAAAGAAAGTCAGGACACATTTGACGAATATGGCGATGTACGAGTAGATGGCTTGGGCCGCAACGGATTTCATGGCTTCCGTGCAGAGTGGAATGAACATCCCGATCGTGATGATGAATGGAAGCGTGTGGAACTGGGACGTATTGGAGAAGAGCGGTTCCGTCGAGAATACGGTTGCGAATTCTTGGTTTACGATGAAACCCTAATCAGTTCATTAAAACTGGCAGAGTTGCTGGGCCGCGATCCTGTTGAAAAAATGGGGCAGGTTCGATGGTACAAGCAACCAGTAGGCGGTAACCTGTACCTGGCTGCACTAGATCCTAGTTTAGGCACAGGTGGCGACTATGCCGCAATACAAGTGTTCGAATTGCCTAGTTTTACACAGGTAGCAGAATGGCAACACAATTTGACCATTGTGCAGGATCAAGTAAAGATCTTTAGAGATATCTTAAAGAATTTAGAAGAAAAAATTGGGCCAGGATATCCCAACAGCATCTATTGGTCTTGCGAAAATAACACACTAGGCGAAGCGGCTCTAGTAGTGATTAAAGACATGGGCGAAGATACTTTTCCAGGGTTGTTTGTTAGTGAGCCTGTAAAGAAAGGGCATGTTCGAAAATTTCGAAAAGGATTTAACACTACGTTTGGCAATAAAATATCAGCTTGTGCTAGAGTAAAATTCCTTATTGAAGGAAACAAGATGCGGATCCTTAGCAAAGGGCTAATCAGCGAACTAAAGAGTTTTGTTGCATCAGGAACTAGTTTCAAAGCCAAATCTGGGCAAAACGATGACTTGGTCAGTGCATTATTGTTGATAATACGCATGAGTGTTGTACTAGCAGATTGGGATCCTAGGGTGTTTGAAACTCTAAGTGTAAACACGGAATTTGGCGAAGAATGGGACGCACCATTGCCTATATTCATTTCCTCGAGCATAGGATAAATATAACATGGATGCTAATTTAGATAAAATTGCTTTGGATCTTTACGGCAAGATACAAACAAGGTTTTCCGATATAACTATCGGAGACGAAAATGCCAATGTGCTGAGTAAAAAGACAGATATTCCAAAAGCTAGATTTTTTGAATTTGAATACAAAGAAGACGGTGAAGACATTGGAACTGTTGCAATTACATTAGACACAGATGACGGCATAGTAATCGAAGTTAGCGGTGATATTGTAGAAAAACAACATCCAGGCGCATTTAAATTTATTAGAAGTTTTAGAAAATTTGCTAAAAACAGGCTGTTAAATTATGATGTTCAACGCATGGGTAAAAGCAATTTAGACAAAAGAGACTATCAGTTTCGAGCAAAAGTTAAGGATAACACAATTATGGAAAACAAGCTGTTTGGTACTGCTAGAATAAGCTACCAAGATTTAGGCGAAGCGCGATTAGTTATTAAACATAGTCAACCTGTTAATACAGAACTTGCCGCTGGCAGGACTATGCACATTGAAAGTATCTATATCGAAAATGCCGCTGGCGAACGTTTTCGTTATCCTACAAAACATATTAATGGTGCTCGCGCTCTTGCAGAACATATTAAACACGGTGGACATCCTTATGACGGCATTGGCATGCATATTTGTGGACTCAGCGAAGAACTTGCTAGCCTACGCAAATTTAAAAATTATGTTGGACGTCAAACACAGCTGAGCGAAGCAATGGATGAAGTTACCAGCAAGGTGATTGAGCGTATTGAATCAGTCAAAAAAGAAATACATAACCTACAACGTTCCACATACTACGAACAATTTGCAGAATCTTTTCAAAGTCAAGATGAGCAGATGATTCCTGAAGCAGTAATGGATGACTGGATTGACCGTTTGACTATTCGCACATTTAACGAAGAAATGAAATCAGTATTTCCATACATCTACAGACTAGTCGACGGATCACAATTACCAGTTAAAGAATTAACAGCAGATGATTTATTAGCAGAAGACGACAAAGAAGATGTTGCTCCTTGGTACAAAGACAAAACTGAACAAGATGCTGACAAGAAAAAATCTTCTTTCAAGAAACCACACAATCCCAATCGCACCGGAAGAGATGCTGCCAAAGCTCTTGCACAGAAAGGTATTCCCAAGACAGAAGCACTGGATCCAGAAGGCACATTTGAATCATTTATGAACGGCATTGTGGAAGGTGATGACGAAGGACTTGGAATTTTTGATAAGAATGAAAAAGTTAGAAACAACGCAATCCAAGAACTAAACAGAATATTCCAGTCTCCAATGACCGGCGGCCTTGGCGCCAATATCAATATTATTGACACACTGTCCAAGTATTTGCCTGAAGTGGATCCTGTGACAGGTGAGGCTTTGTTTCCATTAGATGAATTAAAAAAAGCTGATCCTGAACTAGATGTTCGCGCCACTGTGCAGTTA